CCCTTGTTTTGTGACGACGAAATGAACCAAGCACATCTTCGATAAATGAAATAGTGAACCCTGATTGGGCAACTCGAAGCCACAGGTCGTAGTCCTCCGTCGTGACGAAAGTTGGATCGTCTCGAAAGCCACCCAATTGATCGAGAACTTCGCGACGCATGACCACAGCGGATGTTGAAATGCAGTTCCCATTAAGGATTAGCGACTCGTACGTTGCACGGGAAGATGGTCCGTAGCGCACGATTCGATCTCGCGAACCTCCACCAAACCAGCGTTCAGCGTGGCAGGAAGAGACAAGGAGGTATTTTGCACACCCGCAGCGTTATAGAACTTGGGAGAAGAGCTGCCTCCATAACTGCCTACCACGTAAACTGAGCTTGACGAGTCTACTGCCACAGCCGTTACAACGTTAGAGTTGTTGACGCCCTCGATACGAGTAGCCCATTGAGGAACACCGTTTGTGTCGTATTTGACTAAGAAGCTTGATCTGGTGGTCGGAGCTGGTAGAGCAGTGGCGAAAGCTGTATTATTAGAGTCGTAGATGGTAGCAGCGCCATCGTAAGTACCTGCAACGTACAGATTGCCGGATGTGTCAGTTTGGCAACCAAGAGCAAGCTCATTGCCCAAACCATCGATACGAACACCCCATTGAGGCACACCGTTCGAGTTGATCTTGACGGCGTAGGCTGCTGTGTTGCCTGAAGCAATCAGACTGCTGATAGAAGAAGCATTGCTGTTGGCGTACACTGTAGCAGCGCCTGGGCCGTATTGACCAGCAATGAACACGTTCATGTTAGCGTCTGTAGCAATAGAAGTAGCAACATCAGGCGCGCTTCCATCGACAGTTACGGACCATTGAGATGTGCCTGTGGAGTTGTACTTGAGAGCGAAGGCGGATTGATTGGATAAAGATCCATACATTTTGACGCTAGCAGACACGGTCACGCTTGAAGAGGCGCTTGGCAAGGCAGGATTGGTCAGTTTGCGGATTCTGTTATTGTTGAAGTCAGCAACATACAAGTTTTCGTTGTTGTCTAAGGCAACTCCTGTTAGAGCATTAAAACCTGCAACGATACCATTGCCTTCTACAAAAGTTATATTGCCGCTACCTGCTACTGTAGTTACAACTCCCGCAGATGTTATCTTGCGGATTCTTTGGTTGCCTGTATCTGCAACAAAGATATTGCCGGATCTATCTACGGAAATTCCCTGGGGACCCCACAAGCTTGCGCCCGTACCCGTGCCATCTGCAAATGATGCCGCACCGCTACCAGCAAGAGTACTGACTATTCCATCGAAAGTGATCTTGCGGATTCTGTGGTTGCCTCCATCTGCAACAAATACATTTCCACTGCTATCTACTGCGACTCCATAGGGAACAAAGCTGGCATTAGTGCCTGTGCCATCTGCAAAGGTTGCGTTACCGCTACCAGCCATAGTGTTAACTGCTCCATCAGAAGTGATCTTACGGATTCTGCTGTTGTTAAAATCTGCTACATACACTGTACCACTGCTGTCTACTGCTACTCCTGTTGGAGTATTGAAGCTAGCGTTTGTACCTGTGCCATTTGCAAATGTTGCGTTGCCGCTGCCAGCAAAAGTTGTCACCACTCCAGTCGGTGTTATCCTGCGGATTCTGTGATTGCCAGAGTCTCCGACGTATACAGTTCCACTGCTATCTACAGCAATTCCCCAAGGAGCTGAGAAGCTGGCGTTTGTACCTGTGCCATCTGCAAATGTTGCGTTACCACTACCTGCAAGAGTGCTGGCTATTCCTGAGGGTGTTATCTTGCGGATTCTGTTGTTGGCTGTGTCAGCAACATACACATTACCAGCGCTGTCTGTTGCAACCGCGCGCGTACTTTTGAAGCTGGCTAATTGCCATGGGCCATCTGCAAATGTTCCAACACCATTACCTGCTAAAGTTGACACAGGAATTGCAGGAGCTATCTTGCGGATTCTGTTATTGATAGTGTCAGCAACATACACGTTTCCACTGCTGTCTAATGCTACTCCACAAGGACCATTGAAACTGGCATTTGCACCTATGCCATCTACAAAGGTAGCTGTACCATTGCCCGCAACAGTTGTAACGACGCCGGCGGGTGTTATCTTGCGGATTCTGTTATTGGTTTTGTCAGCAACATATACGTTTCCAATGCCGTCTGCTACTACTGCAACTGGTATATTGAAGATGGCATTTGTACCTGTGCCATCTGCAAATTGTGCTGTGCCGCTTCCTGCCAAAGTTGTCACGACTCCTGTAGGTGTTATCTTGCGGATTCTGTGGTTGAATGTATCCGCTACATACACATTACCACTGCTGTCTACTCCTAGTCCATATGGACTCCAGAAGCTTGCATTAGTGCCTGTGCCATCTGCAAATGAACCAGCACCGCTACCAGCTAGAGTGCTAACTATCCCAGTCGATGTTATCTTGCGGATTCTGTTGTTGCTAGCATCAGCAACATAGACATTTCCACTGCTGTCTACTGCTGTTCCAGCAGGAACATTGAAACTTGCACTGGCACCTGTGCCATCTGCAAATGTTGCGTTACCGCTACCTGCAAGAGTTGAAACTTGTCCTGTAGGTGTTATCTTGCGGATTCTTTGATTAAATTTATCTGCCACATACACGTTTCCACTGCTGTCTACACATAATCCGTTTGGATTATTGAAGCTGGCACTTATACCTGTGCCATCTGCAAATGTTCCAAAACCACTACCTGCAAGAGTGCTAACTACACCGGATGGTGTGATCTTGCGGATTTTGTGGTTGTTATGATCTGCTACATACATGTTTCCAGCACTGTCTACTGCTACTCCATTGGGAACGTTGAAACTAGCAAATTGTCCTGTTCCTTCAACAATGGCTGGTGTGCCATTGCCCGCTAGGGTTGCCACTTCTGTACCGAGAACTTCTATGCGGCGTATTCTTTGGTTGGCAAAATCTGCTACATACACATTTCCGCTGTTATCTAAACCTACACCAATTGGAGAATTGAAGCTTGCATTTATGCCATCCGCAAATGATGCAGCGCCACTACCCGCTAGTGTAGTTACTACTCCGGCTGAGGTTATCTTGCGGATTCTGTTAGAGCCGTAATCTGCAACATAAACATTTCCACTGCTATCAACTGCTACTCCAGACGGCCAATAAAAACCCGCAGCGGCACCTGTGCCATCCACAAACGTAGCATTACCGCTACCTGCAAGAGTGGTAACTACACCTGTTGGAGTGATCTTGCGGATTCTGTTATTGCTATAATCGGCTACATACACATTACCACTGCTATCTACAGAAACTGAAAATGGGGAATTGAAGCTTGCGTTGGTACCTGTACCATCTGAAAACGTAGCATTACCGTTACCCGCAAGCGTTGTAACTACTCCATCAGAAGTTATCTTGCGGATTCTGTTGTTGTTAGCATCAGCAACATATAAATTGCCGGAGCTATCTATGGCTACTCCTTGTGGATTCCTGAAGCTGGCGTTTGTACCTGTGCCTTCTGCAAAGGTTGCGTTACCGCTGCCAGCAAATGTGGTAACTACTCCTGCTGGTGATACTTTGCGAATTCTGTTATTGCTTGAATCAGCTACATACACATTACCACTGCTGTCTACTGCTACTCCATATGGAGTCCAGAAGCTTGCAGCCGTACCTGTGCCATTTGCAAATGTTGCGTTACCGCTGCCTGCCAAAGTAGTGATTACTCCTGTGGGGGTTATCTTGCGAATTCTGTTATTGCCTGTGTCAGCTACATAAGCATTTCCATAGCTATCAAATGCTATGCCTCTAGCAGCACTAATCCTTACAGAAAGAGCGTTGCCATCTACGAACGTAGCAGTGCCGTTGCCTGCATATGTTGTCACACCTCCTGTAGAAGTGATCTTGCGGATTCTATTATTCGCATTATCTCCTACATACACATTGCCGCTACTGTCAACGGCAACTCCTGATGGAAACCAGAAGCTTGCATTGGTACCTGTGCCATCTGAAAATGAATTAGCACCGCTACCGGCTAGAGTGCTAACATCTCCCGTTGATGTTATTATCTTGCGGATTCTGTTATTGTTATAATCAGCAACATACACATTCCCGCTGCTATCTACAGATATTGCTTGGGGATAATTAAAACTTGCGCTGGTACCTTTCCCGTCTGCAAATGTTCCAACACCGCTACCTGCGATAGTGCTGACATCTCCAGTTGATATTATTATCTTGCGGATTCTGTGACTGCCGTAATCTGCTACATACAAATTGCCGCTGTTGTCTACCGCAACTCCAGTTGCATTTCTAAAGCTTGCATTGGTACCTGTGCCATCTGAAAATGAATTAGCACCGCTACCAGCTAGAGTGCTAACTTCTCCAGTCGATAATATCTTGCGGATTCTGCTGTTGGCATAATCTGCCACATACACTGTACCAGTGCTGTCTACTGCTATGCCCTGGGGACTTTTAAAACTTGCGTTTGTACCTGTGCCTTCTGCAAATGTTCCAACACCACTACCAGCAAGAGTTGAAACTTGTCCTGTAGGTGATATCTTGCGAATTCTATGATTATTTTGATCGCTAACATATACATTGCCGCTACTGTCTACTGCAACTGAATTAGGGTTATTGAAGCTTGCAGAAATACCTGCGCCATCCACAAACGTTGCATTACCGTTGCCCGCAAGAGTGCTAACTATTCCTGCAGGCGTTATTTTGCGGATTCTGTTATTGGTAGCATCAGCTACATAAACGTTTCCAGCGCTGTCTATTGCTACTCCATTTGGACCTTTGAAGCTTGATAAAGGCAGGTTTACATTACCATCTTGATAACCTGATGTTCCATCACCTGCTGCTGTGGTAACAGCCGCCAGGGCGTCAGTGGCGTAATTTCCTTGTGTGATCGTAGTGGTGTTATCATAAACTTGTGCATTGGAACCTGTGGCAATACCTGCAACGTAAACGTTGTTGGCAGCATCGGTCTTGACTGCATTGACGCTATCTATACCAGCACTGTCAACCAACGTAGCCCATTGAGATGTACCAGTTGAGTCGTATTTGACCACATAAGCTGCTGAGTTGCTAGGGGCGGGCAGGGCGGCAACAGTATTGCTGGAGCCAGTTGCATTATATATGACAATGTTTGAAGACGAATAAGAACCAGCAACGATAACAGAGTTGTTAGTGTCAGTAGCAATGCTAGTAGCTGTTTCGTTGCCCACACCGTCGATCACAACACTCCATGAAGCATTGCCAGCTGCATCGTACTTGACCGCAAAAGCAACATTGCTGCCCAAGGCAGGTAAAGACAGATTGGCATTCGATGTGTTAGCATGGTAGATATTGGGTGACACGTTTGATGAAGTACCAGCGACATAGATTGAGTTGAAAGAGTCGATAGCCACACCAAGAGCATTCTCCACACCAGGGCCATCGATGGCCATAGCCTTGTTGGCGAAGTAGGTAACGAATGGTTGAATGGTAGACCATGACGTAGAAGTACTGATAAGAGCATTATTGGTGCTGTCTACGCTTAAAGAAGAACCACCACTGACAAATGGTACACCGTTCTGTGTTAGAGAACCAGTAAAATTAATGTTTCCAGTAACATTAACAGCGTTCGAGTTTACCTTCAACGTTGAAGTAGCTCCTTGTTTGACACCCATGCATATGCTCTGGTTCGAGGTATCTGTGTAAATGACCAAGTCTCCATCTGAAGCATCAGTAAAACGAGTGGCAGATTGGTCGACCACTTCCACATACGCAGAGTTATTTGCCATTTTACTGTTAAAAAACAAAAAATAACGTTGGAAGTTTTACATAAAAAGTTTTCCATGCGTTTGATAGTGCGCTCTGCATACTGGACATCTGTACCCATTTCGACTTTCATTCTTGCTCACACAATCTTTACAAGCCGTATGTCCACAAGGTATCATAAACAGTGATACCTCTGATGTCATACACATTGGGCAAGGGCTATACGAATGAATGTCTTTATGCAATTTATAAGCTTCTTCGAAATAAGCTATGATAGCTCGATTACGATTAATTTCAGCTTGGATCTTATCGATTTCTGCTTGCTTAAGGTTTGCTTGATTAGTGATTAGGTCCTCGATACTTTTCGAGATTGCAGCAACAGTCTCATCGTTAGACCCTTCGCCAATACGACGAACCGCAAAGATAGCATCGGTACGGCTTTTGTATATCCTATCTATACATGCTTGCAAGTCTGACTTTTTTACTTGCAGGTCCATGTAGTCTCTAATAGCTGTTAGTAACTTGTCAAATCCTTTCTTAGTGTATTTTCGGATCTCTTCAAGCTCTTCCATATTTTCGAGAGGAATGTGTTCTGTTACAATTCCCTGCTCGGCTTCTTCCTTCTTTGTCATCGCAAACTCGAACAACTGCTTACGTATCTCTTGGTAATCGACGCAAGGTGGGGATGTGTGAAAGAATGACGCATCTGGGGGAGGAGCAAACTGGTTCGTCTCGTAAAAGCTGTCCAAAGTGTTGTCCATGTCTAAAATGAGATGGGAACAAAAAAGAACTCAAAACTACGCGTCGCAAGCTAAATATCAAGCGTCAATCCACTTCCGCGGGGCTTGTTTACTCTCTTCTTGTTCATCAAAAGCCCGTTAAGACTAGCGTCATCACCAAGCTCAGAATCGGTCACAGTAGACATCATCTCGATGCGATCATTGTTCAAAGGAGGAATCTCGAGCTCCCTCAAGATTTCATCCATATTAGATGGACCCTTCATTTGAGGGCGTGCAACTGGGCCGGCGGGGCGAGGTGGACTGGGTGGTCGAGCTTCGGATGTCTGAGGTGCGCCGCCGAAAAGACCCGAAAACATGCTGCTCAATCCACCAAAAGCGCCTCCTTCGTTTTGTTTCGCCATTGTCGACGCGGTGGCGGCAGCAAATTGCTTGCGCAGGTCAGGATTCTCCTTGAAAACTTGACCTACACCTGGGAAGTTTTTGAACATGCTGTTCGTCATATGGAACATAAATCCGCTACCTCCCAACATCATCAGCAACTTGAGCTCTGGTGCTATCTTAGCCTTACCTGAATACTTGTTGTGAAGCTCTTCAAACACATCATCGTACTCATCAATATTGTCGTGAATACTATCGCTCCAACCGTTCAGCTGGATGTTGAACGGATCGAATTTGCTGTTCATGAACTCGATACCCGAAACTACTGCCATCATGACTTTACGCTGGAACTTTACTGAATTGTCAATCTCCCTGTCTTTCTTCAGACGAGCGAATTCATTCTTCATTTCGTCTAGAGATGAAGCCATCGTAAACTTACGCGGAAGACGCATACCTTTCTTCTCAAGACGATCGAATTGATACAAGAGCTCTTGCTTGGCTGTTAGGACTTCTGTCTCAGACAGACGACGAGGATAATCTGCTACTTCCTCCTCTGTATAATCAGATACATCAGATTCAGAAACAGATTCTGATCTAATAACACGATGCTGCTGCACTTGAGGCCTCTGAGGAGGCACATACTCTACGTTTACTTGTTCAACAGATGGAACATCGCTCTCTTCATCGTCACCATCTGCACTGAACACATCAGCATCTACCATGTGCTTTTGAGACCTGTAACCGCCACCAGAAGACCCAGATATGACCGATACCGCATCACTAGATACTTTCTTTTTGTTCATTAACAGCTCAAGGCCTAGGTCATTTAGGTCCATGCCTTAACTAATTACTATTTGTGTTCAGAAACTTTATATGGTTTCAAACGCAAGGATTCCCATGCGATTGCTTGCAGGAAAACATCCGCTAGATCATCCTTCTTTTTGACTGAGTTCAAAACCTCCAATGCAATTGGATCAGGCGTTTTTTTGGTCAAGTACCAAGTAGCAAACCCTACTGCATCTGCTTTGTTTTGGTCGTATTTACTGGTTTTGGACAACAAACTAACAAAATCCGTATGGGATGCAATTAATTTCAGCTTCAACTTTGGGGATACATAATGCGTCGTTGCATCTAACACTTTACGTGTTTTGAGTGTCTTGAAGTATACTTCAATAGCGGTCTGAATGCACTTCATACTCGCAGACATTTGCTGCTCTATCAAAACATCAACATGTTTTGTGTTGTCAATCTCGCTGGCTACAATGACTTCAAGTAATCGAATCATTGCATCTACAATACCTTGCATATCGTGCCGTTTGCACCCTAGATCTTCCTTAGACCAATGTGTTATTTGGCCATCATTTACCACACAATAAGCAAGATTGCGTATGCCAACATCAAAACTTACTATTTGCGTCATGATATAGACCTCAGATATCTGTTTATATACTTGGCGTATTTGTGTTTGGGATTGGATTTCATGAACAAGGTCAATCCGGTAAAGAAATTATCTTGAGAGTCTTTTTTTTGATTCATGTCGCCAATAGCATGTAAATACGCAATACTCGAACGTTTTTGAAAGGTCCAATAATCATTAGTAGCATGATAGTTAGGTATGTATTTCTCCATGACTTCGTTGATGACTTTCGCATTTTCTTTGAATTGAATATACGATATATTGGCACCGATGTTTTCAGGATACAAAAAGTTATAAGCTGGACATACCACGAGGTCAGCCTGATCAGCCGCATGATAAGTATTCAGATTGTCAATAATAGTAACTTTATCAGCTTTTATAGCTTTGAGTGCTCTTGTGTTTTTCTTGTATGACCCGTTATGATAATGACAGTGTTTGCGTGTGAATATGGGTCTTGCTAACTTGATCCCCAAGGCTTTCTCAATCTGTGAAATAACAAAAAGAGCCCAATTGTTTTGCGAAGCTGTATACACATATATAGTGCATCCTTGAGACTGCGCATACTTTACAAACTCTAGAAAACCAGGACGTATGATCCCTTGCTTTAGCTTTGTTTGAAAAGCTTTGTAGTCAAACTTGATACTTTTGCACTGTTTGCTAATCTCCCACTGTGCAACCTGAGGTTTGATGTTGCCAATGATAGTATTGTCAAGATCTAAAACAAAAACATGAGCCATGCTTCTTAATATTTGTAACGTTTAATATCTGGAACTAGACTTTGAAGATGATGTTTAATTTCTGAGTTTGTCAATGCTCTCACGGTTCTAGAGTAAAGAGCGGTGTTTCCATATACTTCATTATTGTCTGGAATGCTACGTAATTTTTTCTTGGCATATCTCTCTATGTTCTTGATACAATGCAATGCTTTCATCTTTTTGAAACACAAGAAGAACCTGTTCTTGATGTAGGTGCCTAACATTGACGATGTATCGACAAATGTAATGTCCTTCCATATTTGGACGCAATTTTCATCCCAAGTATCAGCTTCGCACATAACGTAATATAACGATCTTAATATGGATTGCATACGTTCATGGTGCACGACAAATGACTTGTTATGCTCGTGATATCCGTTGAGATCATATTGGTTTATGTAGGATTGATACATGTGATATGTCTTGTTTGGGAATTTCTCTATCACAATAACGTGTCCTGGGAAATAATGATTGTCAAAGTCAGCATCAGTGATAAGAATATAGATCAACTCTCTTGTGGTAGCTTCATCTAAGATAGCTCTCGCAAGACTTTTACAGACTCTCGTATTTTGATATGGATCTGCTTTGAGCAGAGAGGTTTCTCTTATAGTTGCACAATCGCACACTTGTGAGGCTTTGACGCCTCTTTTGCCAGCCATGAAATACATGATCATGACAGCTGTGTTAAGACACTTGGTTGTCAGTAGACCCATGTTAAATTCTTTGATGTCGTTCGTAAGCAGTTGCATTAGAGGATGAACATAGTTTTTCAGGACATTACCTAACTCACAGGACATCTCTAAATATATGTGAGATCTAAAGCTTTGACCATTGCTTCTTAAGCTTTGAGCATTGCTTCTTAAGCTTTGAGCATTGCTTCTTAAGCTTTGAGTCGATTGACCATTGCTTGAACCTCATCGTCCGATGATAGAATAGTTGTTTGGTTTGCTAATGTAGAAATGTACTGCGCATCTGGTTTTATGGTATTATCAAGTTTGTAGATCAAAAACAAGTTCAAAACAAACACCAAGGCTTGTCCTTTGGTTGGAGCAGGACACTCTGTGGCGTTGTTTGCACATTTTAGATACCCAGATGGCAACACACTTCCGGTAGCCCAACAATCGGCTATTTTTGCCACCAAACAGTATAGATCAGGGTTGTTTTTTCGCATATTGTTTAACATTTTGTTGTATCTTGAATCCATGATAAACATCCCTGTGTCATTGCTGCTGTCGCTAGTGCCAGCCATCTGCTTTCGATACTCGCCTAAGCGCTCGGTAATGAAATCCGATGATTCCATTGCTTTCTCTTTGAAGGTTGCAGGAAATTCATATATTGCCGTCAACGCTTTTTTTACACTGGTCTGAATAGCCTCCATACGTGCTACTATAGCCGTCATCGCTGAGTTAGAATTTGCAGTTTGCGCTTGGGCTTGTGATGCAGCCATTATTATATATATTAGTTATTGTACAGTGGCTTCGCCAAATATACGCGTATGTGCACTTGGGTTTACTTCTTCAGCAGCTTTTAGCATGGCTTCGATGCCTTGATATTCTCGTTTTAATGCGTTAAATTTTTCTTCATCTACTTTACCATCTTTAGCAACGTCAGGATCGTCCGTAAGCGTTTCTTTGCTCATAACGTCATTTGATGAGTTTTTGTTAGCCTTCTTCATATCATCTACTATCCCCTTGATCTGACCACCAATCCCATTCTGAATATAGCCAGGGAGTTCTAATAGAGTCAATATCTTGCGAGTGCCATCTTTAAAGAAGCTGTCATCTTCTTCTTCTGCGAATCCTTCTGGGCTTACGTGTCCCATCAGAACCGTCAAACACCCTAACAACAAGAATGCGATGATAGCAAACTCAATGTCTGTGAATCTGAACTTTCTCAATGTCATGTAAATTATTATGATTGATAATACGATTACAGTGGCCATAGTATTTTGTGTTGTAATAATATAAATATCCCCAAAGAATGGACATGAAAATGAAGGTAATCCTAGGTATCTTTGCCGTCATCGTTCTTGTCTATGTCATCCACTTTGCTATATCATATGTTTCCAAACGCAAAAAGGAAACGTTTGCTGAAGATGATGAGCACTTTACGGAAAGTGCTGATTCAAGCTACAACTTTGGCATCAAGTTACTCAAGTTAGTCGATGATAAGGCAAGTGAAATGTCATTGACCAAGAAACAAAAGGCAGAAGTCGTCAAGGACCTGTTTTCACGCATGGACGACCTGAAGAAGATGGCAGCAGGACAACTAGACGCCGAAGTAGAGAAGGTGTGTACAAAGGTGAAGAGTAACAAGTCTGAAAATTTCGAAGATGCTGTTCCCAAACTGCCAGCAGAACAACCAGAAGAACCCAAGGCCCCTGTAGGCGAGAAAAAGATTGATCTAGAGGATGACGTAAAGGTTAAGCTTACTTCATTGAAGGAACATCTAAAGAAAGCCAACGATGTCATGGAACTATTAGTTCCTACAGAAAAAAAGAAGAATATAATGAACATTCCAGAAATCCCTCTTCCTAAAACAACAAAGGAAGGATTCACCGGATTTGAAGATGTAGCCTCTTACGCTAATTGGGAATAGCCTGAAATTCTTGAAGAAGAAACCTAATTCGATGGGGTACGTCTTGATGTAATTGACAAATGGCTTCAATCTTAGATGGAGGTACAATCCCCTTAAAAGCCTTGCGAATTTCGACAAGAATGTTGATTAATCTATCGAGTGTATGTTCGTCTTTTACTCCTTCGCATAACACGAGACATACATGGTGTGTATAAGCTTGAATAGAATCCATCGATATCAACGATGCTTTTGCAAGTTTTATAAGTGTTGTGTTCAGTCCCGTAACATACATCTTGTGCTTTTGCATAAGACAGAAATCATCATAGACATCTCCAGATGATACAGAAGGTGGGATTATCTTGCTGGTGGCTTGGTTCGCCCACAACTCAGTAATTGGTTTTATGTTGTATAACGTACCGATATCTTCGATGAGCTTGATATACACGTTTACAAATATCGTTGCAATACAACATTTCTCGAGAATGGTGGCGATAATTTTTGGAAGATTACTCGAATCTATGAGGAACCTTAATTTCACAAACACTTTCGAGTAATTGTCGGTGTTGATAACGTTCAACAACCCAACCATAACACGTAGAGGGTCTTTGTCCTTTTGAGGAGTCAAAAAGGGTGGTGGGGAAACTATCGGTTGTGGTTTACGGCGAACACCAGAATGGCGCCTACTTGGCTTTTCTCTAACTTGTACTGGTCGTGGTACAGGGGGGTCTACTTCACTAAAACACGAGTACTTGGTGAAAAGAGACCCATACTTATCGGTTATTGTTTCATTCGGTGAACCTGAATGCTTTCTTGACAAAAAGTCATGTTGGCTAAGAACTGAAATCATCCTGCGGCTATTTAAATAGACGTAACAAGTATTTAAATAGAGCTACATGGAAGAGATTGTTGGCAATATCGAACGAATATACGAGTCAGCAAATATTTACAATGCCATATTCGTACTCGATGAGTGGTCGTCAGAGATACAGCATCTCTATGAAATTCTTCTCGAAAAAGGGTACCCAGTAGGTAGATACAGACCTAATATGGAGTATTTATTCAAGTTGCGTTTGCTGTTCATACTTGTTTCTGAGGTAGAAGACTTTCTAGCAACAGACCGTAACAATTTTAACATGGTATTAACATGCGAAGACAGGGTTTTTGACTTGTGTTTGGACATACCACAATGCGAAGACATGACGATTGTTAGAGTCTAAACTGGCATGAAATAAATGTGTAATCTATAATAATAAATGGCAAAGGCAAAACCCGTAAATTACTCTTACATCTTGGCTCTTTTCTTGGTGGTCGTGTTGCTAGCCATCACTTACCTTGTTTACAGGACCTACAAGGTGGAGAAGTTCGAAGCTGGTGCGAAGGTCACTGTCGTGTTGGTACACGCTTCATGGTGTCCTCATTGCACTGACTATATTGAGTCTGGCATTTTCAAGAAAGCTGCAGATGCCATTAGAGCTAATCCTGAACTCGCCGGTAAAGTTGACTTCCGTGAGGTAGAGTACGAGCAAAACAAAGACAAGGTAGACAAGTACGATGTCAAAGGATTTCCCACTATCATTGCCGTAAACTCTCGTGATGAAAAGATACTGGAGTTCAACAGCTTTCGTGATTCTCCCAAGCCTAACAGGAACAGCATAGCTGACCTTGAAGAGTTTGCCAAAAAGGCTCTGAATCAATAAGAATAGTTTTTATTCCTTTCATTTTATAAGTAGATGAAACGTATCAATATACTGGATCTTCACAAGATTGTGAATGACAGAAAAGACAAACATATAATGTGTTATGAAAAGGTTCTCGAGTTGTCACACAACAAAATTAAAAAGGCAGCCACTCAAAAATCTTTGAGATGTTTGTTTGAGGTCCCAAACTATGTGTTTGGTTATCCTTTGTTCAATCTAAATGAATGCATCGACTTTGTCATTTCAGAGCTTAAAAAAAATGGATTTGTGGTAAACTATTACTTTCCAAATAAAATTTACATATCTTGGGACTTTGAAGAAATCAATGAGTCTAAGCGAATTGAAAAGCCAAAGACTAATAATAATAAACCGGGACTCGTCAAATACAAAACTTCGGGAAAATTAGAGCTCAATTTGATATGATCATAATGCTATGATCACATTGCTTATGATCTATGAGCGCATCATCATACCTATTTTGATAAATTGCTCCATCATAAATATCAATATGATGCCGCTAATAAGGTACAATCCAATGTCCGCATAAGGTAACACGACATCCGCGGCCTTTGTACGTTGCATGTCTACTTTTTTATCGACGTATCCGATAAATTCGGACATATCGTCATCATCTTCATCGATAGGTAACGGGTTACTAGGTGGTTTAGGAGGAGCTGGTGATTCGTCGAAGTTCTCCGGTACTTCGCGTGCTCTACTAGGAGGAGCTACGACATTCATAACGTCCATATCATTATACGCCCTGCTGGGACTACCGCCAAGCTCATAAAGCTCGCAAGCAGGGTCGCGATTTTTTTTAGGTTTCTTATTTGATTTCTTTGTTGAAGGGTAGCCAGATGGAAAATTATCCAAACCCCATGCTTCCTCTAGACTACTGTAATTATTGCTGAATGGACTCATTTACAGTCTGAAGAGAAAAATAAAACTCATCAAAAAATAAATGCATGTGATCGCAGCTGTAATATACGCGTTTATCATAATATATGGTTTGAACATTCGTAAAGCATATCCTGATGTTGTTATGGATAATGCTTCCGAGCCTTTAGTGCGTACTATAGCGTATATTGCTGTTTATTACCTCAGTACAGTCAGCGTTCCCGCAGCAGCAGCATTACTAGTCGCGGTAGTCTTGGTGCATCTCGATTACCTCAATCTAGGCCGCTAGTAAGCGTGCAACTGCAAGGCAGGCCGCTAGTAAGCGTGCTGCAACTGCAAGGCAGGCCGCTGAAAAGCTAATTTTGTCAAGATACACTAAGAATGCTGTTAGAACTAGTTTCAATAGCAAACAATAACAAAATCATATGGGCCATAACGATGTTGCTTATGAACTTTGGAAGCAAGTATATCGTCGGAGATTTGGGTCAAGCTCACGATAAGATTCTATCCAACCAAATCGTTAAGAAGCTGATCGTGTTTTCGTTATTCTTTGTCGCAACTCGCGACATCATTACAGCTTTCTTGATGACAATACTGTATGTCATTATCGTCGATGGCATACTGCATGAAAAAAGCAAGTTTTGTATCGTACCAAAGAAGGTGCTAGGGGAACCGTATGTCAACATGTATAAAAAGAAGCTGATGGATCTGCAATAGTATATTAAAGATCAAATGAAATCACTCTTTGTATTGTCACCTAATCCTGTAATCACTAAGAGGAACATCCGTTGTGTAAATACATACATCCTAAACGATGGATCCTCATTGATTGCTTTCAGAGACAACATGAACGCTAATTATGTAAGGCGCACGATAGCGAAAAACAATTACATCGTAAATGTTCCTATTGAACTACTCGATTCATACTGTTCACACAACAAAATAAGGGAAATATCTATCGTTAAATCCATTTATTGTGATATCAATAACAAAAGCGAGAGGTTGTTGATTGAAAACTAGAATCCTCCGTTTGTCCATCCTTGATTTTTAGCATAAGCTTCACCTTTCAGTATGGGGATGTGCATATAGGAAGTTCCGGGGGATCGATAATGTGTGCCGTCCTTCCAAAACACTACCTTGAAATGCTTTACTTTGGTTTTGAATCCCAACACCTTAAAAATTGTATCTTCCAAGTTTTCACGGGTCTTGATATGTTTCTTGATCCAGATTGCGTTGTGGTTATCGGCATATCCTATCATATAAATATTTTGAGAGCTTTCCATAGGAACTACCTTTTGCAATGGTTGTGGAACTACAGTATATGTATATATTGGTATGGGCTCTACAAGTTGTGCGTAGACGTAACAAAATGGTTGACCTTTGATATTTTGAATATAATGCATTTCCTTCTTGGAAAATAGAGATGTCAATGGGCTGGCTAACAATGCTCTTGGCGGAATCGCTACGACTATATTTTTGTATGTGATGCGACTATTATCATTCAACGTGACAGTTTTCGATGCGGTGTCTATATCGATGACGTATGATGACACGCGAACATCTATATGTTTCATCATCTTATCGATCATCTCATTCCATGGAACGTAAAACTTTGTTTGTCCCGATATTGTATCATCGAATCCATAATTGTACAAGACGTCATGTGTGTTACTGTGAATAAAATCTGTATACCCAACAGTGTCAATAAACTGCTGATACTTCTCAGCACCCAAAGCATGCTTTGCAAACTCAGAGAAACAAGGCTGTTTATGTTCTGTGTTAATCAAGTACTGCAATGTATCATTTACGTTTATTGGTTTGATATTTCGATATTCTATGCTTGTTTTGAACGTTTGCAGATGATATCCAAAGTCACGTATTAGCTTTGCAAGCTTGCGATCTTTTGGTAAGCGTCCAACCCCCGCTCCTCCAGGCACAAGAGCACCTGCAAACATGAATTGTCGTGCTCTTCCTCCAACAATAGGAGCTTTCTCAACAACGATTACTTTGTCATGTGGATACTTCTTGACATGATTATACGCTTGATACAAACCACATATACCTCCACCGATCACTAACAGTTCTGTCATTTAACTAGTTTAGAGAGATTAGAATGGTGATGGTACGAAAGGACCCATCAGTTTTGCTACTAGACCCTTGGGTACCTTTAGCTGGTGTTTGTCTGCCAAAAATAGTATCGTAAGTGCAAAAGCGAAATTGTCATAGTGAGGAGCAAACTTCTTATGCAGCTGTTCTTTCGTGAGATGACAATTACTGGCAACCGCAAAATCAAAACTGTTTGTTATGAATTGTTTGATATGAGGCCATGCTTTGAGTTCTTTCACCCATTTGTGTTTTCCAATCACTAAGGAATATGATGGAAGAAGCCTAGAGATAAAAGCCGGGAGACCTCCAATGTAGAACTTCATCGGGTGGTTGTACAGCGTTGTACCGCTTTGTGAATACTTTGTTGGTGTCTTAGAGAACTTGGCTGCAAGTTCCCAGTCGATGATCTTGAAACGATTAGTTGCTCCACAATAAATCATGTTGTCTGGTTTGACATCATTATGATACAGACCAGCTGCATGTATCTTGTCGAAACCTTCTAGAATATCTTTAATGAATTTGTCAAATAGCTTCTGATCAAACTTGACATCTAAGATTTGAGTCGAGCATCCTTCGCTGAATATATGGTAAGTTGTGGTTTCTTTTTTGTGCAGCACAAGCCCATAAACAGGCATGCCGTCATAAACAAACCCAGGAGCAACTGTGTGGTATGTATGGTCTGGTAATGTTTTGGCAACAATCTTCGAGGCTCTCAATTCGTTCAAGAAGTAGTCTTTAGGATTCTCACCTTTGAACGTCTTTGCCACGATATTCTTTGATGACCTAATTAAAGGTACAACTTTGGTTTTGAACGCGGTGGCATCGATAGTTAACTTTTTGAAGTTACTGTACAACTCGGCTTTGGTGATCTCGTCTTGATTACTTTCTAGCCATCTACAGAATGTACGATCGTCATCCTTGATACAACGTGCATCCTCGACATAACCTTTCATTCCTTCGCCGTAAAACTTGCCTCCAGTATACGCCATTTTACTTTATGCCTTTATAAATTTTTGCATTCGACATACATGTTATCATAAAAATTTGAAATACGTTTTGTAGTAATATCGTCGTGTTCAAGATGTCTCTGACCGCAATCAACCGCGCTGTTAACAGCATCATCGCCGACGCCAAGACAAAGTTCTTGGATGATATCAAGGAGTTTATCCTGTCCAATCTTGACGAAGAAAGCGCTGAGTCAATGAAGGAACTGTTCGACAAGTTCCAGGAGAAGTTGCCAGAACCAGTCAAGGAGAAGAAGGAGAGGACTAAGCGTGCTCCTTCGGAGTACAACAAGTTTGTCGGAGAGAAGATGAGGGAGCTAAAGGCAGCTGACAGCACTTTGAGCGGAAAGGAAGCTATGCAACAGGCTATGAAGATGTGGAAGGAGCACAAGGCTTCAAGTTCATAGGTACACACAAAACAAAAACAAAAAAAACGCAAAACTTATGTTTTGCTACTTTAGAAACTCTTCGCGCAAAACTTATGTTTTGCTACTTCAAAAACTCTTCGCGCAATTCATACAGCTTGATCATTTTATTTATCTCTTCAGCATAACTATCATAGTAGGTGTCTTTGCAAGTATATTGAATGCTGACACCCCAAAATGAACTATATTGAGAACCTGATATTGGATAAGATGGAGGGTCACCTCCAGTCTTATTTTTAAGCTCTTGATACTTTTTGCGATAATCATCTAGAGTTGGCTTATACTTTTGATACGACTTTGCTAATGTTTCCTTTGCTTCATTTATAGTGATACTAGTTGTTGTCCATGCTTTTTTATGAGTTCGCTTACCTATAATCGCAAGGAAGGGCTCATTCATATAATAGCATATGGCTACCCAATGAGGTTTGATTTCTCCTAAAACGAAGTATTGAACTTTCATACGATCTTGCTCGTCTTGATCTTCCCATAGATGATCATAACCATCGTAATACTCATAGATTGTAATCATGGTATTCTAAATGCATTGTATAAATATGGAATTGACCTTTAGACGCGAAGTCCAAAGCTCCTTGGATGTCCAAAGCTCCTTGGATGTCCAAAGCCCCTTGGATGTCCAAAGCCCCTTGGATGTCCAAGAATAAGCAACATATATTATAAATGTCAGATCAAGCTTTGGTGTTAGCATTATGTGATTTATCAACCGAGCTTCGCAAGAAACAACGTGGGATGGTTCACAACTGCGATAAGAGTCTAAAAGCATTCAAAAAGGCAGTAGCGATGCACAAGTTGCGTATTTCAAATCATCTTACTACACAGAACTAAATCGTGTTTACTTAACTCTTGGGAACAAGACCAGTTGATATGAGTATCAAGATTTTCGAGGAGTTAATCAAAGGGATCACATACTTTTCTTGTGAGGTTGAGAAATCAGTACCTAGGTTGTATTCATGTGGACCTTATGATGAAACACACAGGGAAGGTAACCTAATATGTTATTATGTCTTGAGTCCGAAAGAACTCGAAAGATTTGATACAGGGATGTTATGTTGAAAGGTTGATATATCATGAAATATCAGGTAATTCTGTTATTAGACCTTACGAAATCAGATTTCGAGTCATGTTTTCCAGGTTGTGATATTAAAGTAGAATGTCGCGGAGGTAGGCTTCCTTTTGTAACGAAGAAGTATAGAGGAAAGGTTACTCGTGTCAAGTATACAAAAAGGTTAGCTAGTGAATGCAGCTATGAAAATCTTGTTGAAGTAGAAAAACATCTGTCGAATGGCAAGGTCATCATTTCAACGTCATCATTTGACATGCCAACTCATTTTGCATTAAGATAAACTTCCCAATAATATGTCAATCTATAATAAATGTCAGAAATCTATGATAACATGCTTGATTTGTTAAGGAGCGACAAATCAAAAGCTTACTTGAAATGTCTGAAGACTGACAAAAAAGAAGACGTCGAACAAGTTGAGAAGAAACTGAAAGAAGCCGAAAAGATTGTAAAATCCCTCAAGAATTCCAAGCTGATGATCACAGCCAAACTAGAACTTACAATCAAACTCCTTCAAATCGTGAGGGATATCACGATTATTCAGAGTAGCAGAGATATGTTGACGCACGGTATATCAAAATGCTCAAATGAATATATTGATAATGTCATGTATGCAACTGGTAGAACGAATGACATGTCGAATAAACAAATACTTGAGATGGAACAGATATTGAAGTCCATGAAAAAGTAACCTACATGGTGTATTTTGATTTGAAAACACGGGCAAGGTGATGATCACTTTTGTTGTTTCTTTTGTAGAAAAATGTGTAGCTAGATGTTTTTGACGATACAAAGCTATGGTATAAAGCGTCCCATACAGTGTCCCATTGGCCATCTTTTTTATAATTTGTCATCTTGGAGATGTAGTTGCTAGAACATAGATATGGCCTTGTGGTTGCATTGGGATAAAAGTATCCCATCGCATAAATATTTGGAATCATTACCCATGAATATGCATCGATGCTAACAACTTCCATAAACCACTTGTATATCTCGTATGGATGTATCTCGCACATGATGAATATGTTCATGAAGATCATCAATCGTACTATATGATGTGCATATCCGATCTTGGACGCCTTCTTTATTTCTTCGTCTAATGGAGTTAACCCTGTCTCTCCATTGTACCAATCATTAACGTCCTTAAAGTTCTTGCTGTTTTGAGGAAGGTTTGACGCGATCAAGTCTTTGTACCTAAAGATGTACAATCCTTGCATGAAACATCTCCAAGATATTTGTCTCAAGAAACCTTCCAAACTCGATAATGGTATTGTGTTTGACTGTGAGTACTCTAGCGTTCTTTTTATGACATATTTCGGAGTGAGAAGACCTATGTTCATCATAGGGCTAATAACAGAATGATACATGAATGGGTCTTCTTGCATGACAGCGTCTTCATACAAACCAAAGTTCTTCAGTCTGATAAGCAGAAAGCTTTCGAACGCTTTTTTTGCATCCTTGTGAGTCACCGGATACAATAATGCGCTTGTTGGATCCCCATAATGATCTGCAAAGTATTTATTTGCAAATGCTATGCCTTCTTCATAAATGCTTCGGCGAGGTTCAAACTTATAGATGTTAGGTGGTGTAGAAGGCGGTGGGCTACGATTTGATTTATCCATATTTTTGACACCCTCCAAAATACCAAGCTGTTGTTTCATAAACGCATAAAATGAGGCATGACGCAGTTTCTTGTTATCACCAAAATAGCTAGTCAAGATTTTCTTGCTCAGCAATAAATCTGGAGATTCTAAAATATCTAAAGATTTGCAAAGAGCTGTGTATTTGGCGACAAGATCATTGTCAAGAGGATCGTAAAACACAATCTTGTCAGAAGATAGGAAATCATATCCTGAGCGCTGTATATCGATCCATGATATTAATTGGACGTGCTTGTACTTTTTGACGTATTGCAAAACTGCCGAATGTAAGAAAGCAATCTTGGCCTTGTTGACTCTGAAGGGTTTGTACTTGGCGTCATAATAGAACACAGGATCTTCCACAAGTAATGTTCGCTTATATTTGGGTGGGTTTTCAAAGAGTTGGTTAGGAAATATAAGGAATGTTGACATTTGGTATTATCTAATATAAAGACCTAGTCAATAAGTTTGATATCCTATGAACAATGGCTGAAACGAAGTTCATATGTTGTGATGAAGTCGGAAGAGGAGCGCTAGCATTCGATGTGGTGGCGGCTGCGGTTATTCTACCTGATGATGTTGATTGGAGTAAGATCAAAGATTCAAAGAAAATAAAAAGTCATAAAACACGTTGTGAATTGTCAAATTATATCAAGGAAAATGCAATCAGTTTCGGTTTCGGAAGTGTTGGTCCAGAAGAAATAGATCGCGACAACATTTTGCATTCAACAATGAAAGCCATGCATGCAGCTATCAGAGATGCTATCAATATGCATGGGGATGATAACTGTAAGTATAAGATACTTGTTGATGGTAACTACTTTCATCCTCCATATACAAACATTGAACACGAATGTATTGTTAAGGGTGATGACAAAGTAGTTGGAATATCAGCTGCAAGCATATTAGCAAAAGCGTATAGAGATTGTGATATTATAAAGATCACTGAGAATGATGAAGACTTGAAGAAGTACAAATTCTCGACAAATATGGGGTATGGTACTTCAGCTCATTTTGCTGCTATCAAGGAATATGGACCTTTGCCGAAATACCATAGGATGACCTTTTTATCAAGATGCCTTGACCAAAGCGTTTCCTCCGCATCATAAAAATTTGATGTCACGTAAATAAGTTTAAAGTATTTAAGTTACGGCATATACAAGATGTCAAGTTTTGAAGCATTACGCAAAAGTTATCTCAAGCTTCTCGAGATTATGACGATGCCGTGAAAAAGGGAAACTAGAAGAATTATGCAAGAGAGGTTAGACCAACATTTCTATAAAAAGTATGTAATCTTAGTGAGGATGTCGCATGTAATAGAGATACTGGTAAGAAAAAGGGAGATTAAACACATTTAAAAACTGAAATTGTCTATTAACAATCATCTTTTACTAGATAATGAGTGCAACCGGCAATGCCAACATGAAATGTAAGGACTGTGAGGTAGTCAAAGATATCGAGGAATTTGAGAATACAGGCAACGGAGAGGCACGACGTAGCGTTTGCAAAAAATGTCGATCCGCAAAGAAACGATTGGCGGTTGAAAATTCAAAGCATCAACGCGATCCGAGTTCAACCCCGATGCCTACAAAATGCTCGAAATGTTCAAGATCCTATCCAGAGGTCCAATTCAAATGGCGTAATGATACAGTGACTGGACGTTGGCGCAATGAATGCAATAGCTGCTTCAGCGCAAAGGGGTACTACAAGGCCTACCGTAGTCGAGAGATACAAAAAGATGCTGTCGCGTACCGCGCGCGACACGCTAGTACACATCTTGCTTGGGCGCACCGCAATCCAGACAAAGTCGCTGTGCAACAGCAACTGGCACGAACGGACCCTACAAGGAAGTTTAAATACATAATTACTTACGTCAAGCAAAAGTATGGAGAAGATAAAGTTGACACTTACATCGAATTCAACGATGCTGAAGCGATGCAAGAGAAAATGACCAGAGAATGTAATTATTGTGGCTTAATGCCTGCAAGTAACGATAAACTCAATGGCCTTGATCGTGTGGATCCTCGTGGGAAATATGAAGACAAAAACACTGTTCCTTGCTGTGGAATCTGCAATGCAATGAAGTTGACTTTCTCGATTGATGAGTTCATCCAAGGTGTTCGTGAAATCGTAGCGTTTCAGAAAATAAACATCGACGAAGTCTTGAGTCAGAACATTCAGCGTCCAGTCGTCTTGAATAGCCGTATGGAGAAACGTACAACTGCCAAAGGAAAGTCACAAGACCTTGGAATGAGTATAAGACTTGATCTATTATCTAGTCCATGTTACCTATGCAGTCGCTGCCCTTCTTTTGGAGTTGACCGTGTCGATTCAACGAAACCATATGTTATTGCGAACTGTAGAGGGTGCTGTACCACTTGCAACTTCATGAAAAAAAATGCATCGCTGAATGAATTCTTAGCGCATATAGCTCGAATTCATGCTCACACCAAAATGTGGGTTCTTGGAGACACCGACAATGTCCTAAGCACAGTCATGGGCACGAGAAAGCCAATTGCTGCTACATCTATCCACAATGGTCATACAATAATGTTTCCAAGTACAGGGTGTGCTGCAAACATTATTGGAAGTACAGAGAAGACTATCACACAAGTAGTAAATTGTCGATCAACATTTAGGGAATTTCAGTGGAATTATGTTAATATCAGTGAGTATAAAAAACAGAAACTTGACAAAGCCAAGTGTATCGACTTACTGACAATCATGCGCATCAAATGAACTTAATAATTTGATCTACATGATATTTTCTCTTAATAGATTCCATTATAATTGCTATGGGTTAAGAAAAAACTAGGTAACTAATGCTTTCAACAAACAACCAGAAAGTATGCGAGACCGTCCATCAATTGCTATAAGCCAAACCGCCCATACCACTCATGACGCGCAGCACGTTGTAAGAAATGGCATACACTTTGATCTTGGCGGTATCGGTAGAGTTGACCTTGCTGGTGAGGAAGAGTTGTAGGGTAGCATTGTCAATGCGAGACATGTTGCAGGTGCCGGAAGGTTGGTGCTCCTCGGGCTTGAGGGCGAAGGAGTACACGTTGATACCAGCCTTGGGCACGTTCTCGTGGTGCTGGTAGGGTTGCACCAGGTTGAAGTAGCGACCATCGCGCTCGGAGAAGCGATCGTGGCCGTTGAGCTTGAGGTTGGCGACCTTGACGGGGTTGACACCGCTCTCGAAGCTGACGGGTAGTAGCACACCATTGGCACCACCAGCAGCCACACCAGGCACAGCACCAATATCGTTGGAAACCAGAGGGTCCAGCAGGTTGCTGCCACCCACGAAAGCAGAGGTGGTGTAGGTCTTGTCCCAGTCGTCAGTGAAGTTGAACCATTGCTTGCCCTTGTAGGTAGAGGCATCGCTGGACAGGAACTTGTCGGGTTGCACGACCCAAACCAGCTCCTTCACTGGGTGGTTGAAGTTCAGCTTGATCTTGGGGGCGCCAGTGGAGGTGGTCTCGTCACCGGTGAACTGTAGCTGCTCAATCAGGTACTCGTGGGAGACCTGAGCGAAACGGCGGCGCTCATCGGTGTCAAGGTAGATGTAATCGACGAACAGAGAGCACTCGTCGAAGTCACCAACGGACAGGGAGCTGGCACCTGAGCCGCTAGCGAAGTAGCAGTCAGCCTTGTCACGGAACTCAAGGTTGACCTTGACCTCGTGGTATTGCAGAGCGATGAGGGGTAGAGCCAGGCCAGCGTTGCGGTTGAACCAGAACTCTAGGGGGATGTATAGGATCTCGCCAGCAACGGTGGCAGCACCGGCGGTGGGGAGG